AACTGACCTTTGCCTTGACTGACACCGAATATTCACTGGGTGCAAGGCCATTCACACTTACCGAATCCTTTGCGTTTGTCGAAGGTGTGAGTGTGCCAGGCGGAGGGCAACCTGTGAGCATTACCGCAAATTCTCATGGGTTTGCGACAGGGCAACAGGTGATTTTTGAAAAGATGGATACCTACGGTGGAAACCTGGAATATTCAGGCGTCAGCGATGACAACTATTACTACATTGTCCGAACCTCTGCCAATACCTTCACCTTACAAGATAAGGATTTCATCCCAGTAACGGCAGGTGTGGGTACTGCCGGAAGTTTCGTCAGTGACGGAGACACGCATCGAGTTGGAATTCCTTTGCGGTTGCCTTTTTCTTGGGGAATCGTCAACGAACAAACGCCAGTAATCAAGAAGCGAGATGATGAAGTGGCAAATCCAAATCTGGAACTCGCCAGCAGTAGTGACCCAATTGAAATTAGAGAGGACGGAGTCCTGATCTATTCGACAGATTCCGGCTCAACAGAGTATTGGAATGCGAGCGGCAATTCTGGAATTGCTCCAACAACGTCAACCATCAAGCTCAATGCTGCAACGGTTGGCGGAGTCCTAAGCATTTCTGGAGTATCGACCAGAGGGACAACACTTGCGCAGTTTTTCAGCTACACTGCTTCTCAACTAGGACTCTCTCTGGATGTGAGCCTGCAATGAGCTTAATTTCTGGAAAGGCTTTTTTAGTCGATGAAACGATTAGCGACACAAGAGTAGAGGACTCACCTGTGGAGATTCGCAATTCTGTGACGATTACCGTTAACGGAACCGGAACGCTGATCGTGCGCTCGCTTGACGTGGCTACTACTGCCTCTGATATTGAAATTTACAGTCCATAATGGCGCAGGCATCTTCACGCTCAGAACCGTTGCTTGATTTTGCAACTGATGTTGCCAAAGCCGCAAACATGCTGCTTCAGATCGACGGTAGCACTTTGCGAGTGATTAACCGGATTCAAACCGGAGCAGTTTATCAGACGGTCAGAAATCCAGAGTTGTTGGGGTTGAGTGTCAATCCAGCTTACCCAATCAAGAAGGTGTATAGCGAATTTGAATACAATACGCCTTACCCTGACTCTGTAACGCTAGCGACTGAGCGCAAGGTGGTTCAGGTTGAAAATTTGAGTTATGGGGAAGAACAAAAATATGAGGCACTTTCGACGAGTGAAGAAAAGGTGCTTCAATTTCTCAGAGCGATCTTGATTTCAGAAGCCTCACCAATCTGCACAGCTAGAGTTTTTGGAATTCAAAACGATTGGCTCTTAGGCTATCGAATCCTTTGTGTGGACGAACGTCAAAGCTTGCAGGCCACCATTACAATCACCTCAATCATTTACTCATTTGACAGTGAAGATACGACAATCAGCGGACCAACTGACTTGGACTTTGTAAGAGCTGCATGAAAATTATCTATACCAATGCAATCACAGGCATCAGCAGTTCAGCAAGTCACCTATCAGCAGATTATGCGATTACCAAAACTGAGAATAATTATCCGAAGCAGCCGTATATTGCGAACGCAACAAGTGCAACCATTACCGTTACTTGCCCAGGTGCTGAAGCGATTTTCTTCAGTTATCTTGCGGAAGCTGTGACGGTAACATTCAAGGATTCTGGAGCCTCAACGCTTTCAACTGAGACTTATTCCAATAGCTACACACTGAGCGAATACTATCTATTAAACGAAAAGACACACTGGAATGATTCGGTTTTTGTAGCTTGTCCAGCAACAACAAACACGGTTGAGATTGCTCTGACAAATTCAACTGACGTCAAAGGAACTTTGGACGGTTGGGTCACAGGATCTTCGGGCCAGTTGGGAAGACTGCAGGCCAGCAGTACAAATATTTATCTGGAAGAATATCCACAAATTAAACTTGGGGCGTTTGTCAATTCGGCACAAATCAACCGAATCACGGGAGACGGGACCGGAACAACAGATTTGCAACTAACCACAGGCGGAGATTCCAGTTTTAGCGTCACTTCAATGACGTTGCCTGTTGTTCTAAATACGATTCGAGCTGGAAAAGTGTTGGAAACTTATAATCCAAACGTGGGCATGTCGATCAGCAGAGACTCGCTAGGAATCAAACAAGAACGTGATTCAGGTTTGGTTTACCGATTGGGCGAGATTCGCAGACGATTCACTGGTTCGGTTCAGGTCTTAGAAAGCGAACGGGAAACCGCAACCAAGGTGTTTTCTGGTTTACGAATGCAACCTGTTGCTGCTGAGATTCTAGGCTATCAAACCAACACCGCAGTTTTTGGTAGCTTCTTTGAGCCTGCTTCCATTGCGTACAGTTACCAAGGAAGTCAGCTTTATGATTACAACTTTGAATTTGTTGAACTGATATGAGCCTTCTTAAAGTCAATGAGCTTCAGGTTTTTAATGGCTCGACGATTACACTGACGGCAACAACGGTTGCGACATCCAGTGTTTTCAATACGGGTGGACAACTGAACGTCACTGGTGCAATCACGGTCACAGATGCCAGCACCACCAGAACAAACCTTGGACTTGGCACAATCGCAACGCAAGCGGCTGATTCGGTCAATATTGACGGAGGTGCAATTGACGCTGTCACGATTGGGACAAACTCAGCCGTCACTGATTTGCGTGTTGATAATTTGAAGCTGGACGCAAACACGATCAGCAGCACAAACACTGACGGAAATATCACCATTGACCCGAATGGGACAGGAAATGTTGTTTTAGGGACTCTTACTTTTGATGCAGACCAGAGCGTAGGTGCAGGACAAGACAATTATGTTTTAACCTATGATGACGCTACTGGACTGATCAGCTTGGAAGCTTCTGCTGGTGGTGGTGGTGGAATCACAACAGGGAAGGCAATCGCTATGGCAATCGTATTCGGATAATTTATGGCAGCACCTAATATCGTTTCAGTCGGCACGATCACAGGAAAAACGGCAGTACAGGCAATCGGGACGGGTGCCACGGCAATCGTGACCAACTCGGCAGCGTCGGGCAAGGTTTTCAAGGTCAACACACTGCTCATCGCAAATGTCGATGGATCTGCGGCTGCGTCTGTCACGGTGGATCTTTACCGATCATCTACGGCTTATCATTTAGTAAAAACGGTACAAGTCTTTGCCGATTCAACTTTGGATGTGCTTAACAAAAGTATTTACTTGGAAGAGGGCGACTCACTACGTCTCACAGCTAGTGCAGCTGGCGATCTGGAAGGAATCTGTTCTTATGAGGAGATCAGCGAATGAGTAATGCACGGAATATAGCAAGTATCGCTGGGGAAGATGTACTCAATGCGAGTAATCAAATTGTACCAGTTTATGCGTGTAGGGCTTGGGTGAATTTTAATGGAACCTCCGGAACAACTGCAGATAATAAAACGATAAGGGCTCATGGAAATGTAACTTCAGTTTATGAGAATACTTTAGGAAATTACCAAATCAATTTTGCTATCCCAATGCCTCATGATAATTATGCGGTGGCAGTGTTTGGATCAAATGAATCAAATTCCAATATAGCGTTACCAACTTTTGGTGGGCCAGAAGGGACTTCACCTGCAGGAGCAGCAAGATCAACATATCAGCAAACAGGTAGTGTGCGGGTCTATTTTACAAACCCTGTTTCTTATACGGGTGCGGTTGATAAAGAGACTGCGACGGTTGCAATTTTTTGTTAAAGGAATCCAATGAAACTAGCAATTTTCCCGAATGACGAAACGATCTCTGTTTTAGTACCTGCCCCAAACTGTGGACTTACTTTAGAACAAGTGTGTTTGAAGGACGTTCCAACAGGTGTACCTTTCCGCTACCTAGACACAGAAGTAACACCTTTACCTGATCGTGAATTTCGCGATGCTTGGACTGCAGATTTCAGCAACCCAGACGGTTACGGAGCATAATGATAACGATTGACATTAACAAAGCAAAAGAGATCAAAAAAGAATCTCTACGACAGCAAAGAAAGCCTTTGTTAGAGGCTCAAGATGTTGCTTTTCAAAGAGCCTTGGAATCCGGTGCAGACATCACTGCGATAATTGCCGAGAAGCAAAGACTCCGAGACATCACGAACCTGGTAGATCCTTGTACCACTGTTGAAGAACTCAAAGCCGTGAGCATCTAATGTCCTACATTGGAAACGTTCCCACTCCAGCAGCGTCGGAGACTCGACAGGAATTCACTGCTACTGCATCACAGACCACCTTCAACACTAGTGGGTACGTCATTGGGAATTTTATTTCCGTCTATTTGAATGGGGTCCGTCTTAGTGCAGGGACCGATTTCACTGCAACGAACGGATACGATGTCGTACTGACCACAGGAGCGGCAGCAGGGGATTTACTAGCAGTAGAAATGCGGAACACCTTGGCAGACATTGGAGCAGGATTTGCCAGCACCAGCGAGGTCACTGGGACCAATACAACCGGAAGCATTACGACAGGCACAAACTCTCTCACGGTTGCTTCTGGAACAGGCATCAACGTAGGTGATTATGTGGTCGGTGAGGGCATTGCACCAGGCACTACAGTTTCTGCGATCTCTGGTACATCAGTGACCCTCTCAGGGACGGTAGGCGCAACACTGAGCAGTGACCCTGTTTCTTTTTACACTGCCAACAAAGCACTCAGTCCAGGTCTGGTAGCAGGAGGGTTATGCCGTGCGTGGGTGAATTTTTATGGATCGGGAACACCCGGAATCCGTGCCGCTTATAATGTATCGAGTATTACTGATTTGGGTGGAACTGCGAACTATGCAATAAATTTTACTACTGCAATGCCAGACACCTACTATTCTTGGGTTGCATCTGCTGGGTTCGATACTTTCGCCCAACAACTTTGGGTATCATCTCCATCCTCTGTCGCATTAGCCACTTGGAAAACAACCACTCAAATACAGTTACAGGCAGTTTATGCTAATAACACTTCTAATACTGATCCAGCAGAGTTTAATGTTGCCATCTTCCGCTAACCTTAACTAGGCCGAGCCATGCCAGCCGAACCCAACACAATGATTCAATTAGTCCAAGATTTAGGTTTTGGCATGGCTTCTCTCACCTTCAGCGGTTGGTTGATCGTGTTTCTTTTAAGAGGTTTTGAAAAGGAGCGAAATATTTGGCTAACTAAGGACTCTGAAAGCGATATTCGCGTCAGCGAGCTATTACGCGAAAATTCACAGTTACAGCAGGCCACCACAGAAAAACTTGCGAACCTTCAGGCTGCGCAGTCTCAGCAGCTTTTAGCAGTTCACGAAAAACTCAACACTACTTTGACCAACATGACGGTTGCAATTAGCGAACTAAGTCAAAAAATGGATAATCTAAAAAAATGAAACCGATTCTCACAGGCTTGGCTTTGCTGCTCGCAACATCAGCATTCGCTTTGCCTGTCGAGTATAAAACACTTCACTTAGTCAGTTGGGCTTATCAGTGTTCACTTAGACTTGCTCCTACTTACCAAATGCAAGGCATGACTTCAAATCTCGCCATGCAATCGGCAATTCAGTTGTGTTCTTGTGTCATTGACCACTACCGCGAAAATCACAGATATGTAGATTTGCAACTTATGCCGTTACCTCAAAGAGAAGCGTTTGGCGAAATGTATTCACAAGAGTGTATTGATTACCCAGAACGAGAAACTTGATGGCCTACGTTGACCACTCAGAGCATTTTTCGAGAGACGAGCTGAAGTGCAAGTTTACTGGTGAATGTGGCATGTCCGAAGTCTTTTTGACGAAGCTCGAAACATTGCGGCAGCACTACGGCAAGCCAATCAGACTGACTTCAGCCTATCGGTCTGTGGAGCATCCGGTTGAGAGAGCGAAAAACAAAAACGGTTCAAAGCCAAGCGGTTATCATGTATTAGGCCGAGCAGTGGACATTGCCTGCTGGAATGCAGACGGTGCGCGACTTCTTCAGATTGCTATTCAAATGAATTTATTTGGTGGCTATGGCTTCTCATTCACCGGAAGCAATCGCTTCCTGCATTTAGATGACAGAGAAGATTT